GCGGCGTCTTTCCGAATGCCCTTGCCACTCTTCCGAACAGGAGCATTATCTTCAATTTCGCCATCGGGTGAGTCGAAATTTGCTCCGGGAAAGCACAGGTCTCTCAATCGGGTCCATTCCCCTGGTGCGAGATGTGAGAATCTGACCTCGCTTTTCTGGAACTCGTGATCGGGAAAACTCAGGTCGTCAACGATTTTGATATTAAGAAGACATAGACCATTGATTTTTTTCAGGATCTCTGACATGGTCTTCTTGTATTTGAATTTGGGATTCTGCTCATTTCGGATCGGCGTGCCATCATCGAATTGCAAGTTTGAGGCCGCATTGGCGGGAAGGTACCGGACCTTCAGACCAATTCTTTTGTCGTTGTTTCCTGGTACCATCAAGGTTAATATGGTGGTGTCGGGTTGGATTTTCTTTCCGGTGATCTCCATGAGCAAATCTGCTTGTTCTTCTGGATCTATGATTTCTACATCGGTTTGCATTAAACGATCACCGCAGACAAAACTTTTGCGATTTCTTCTCTGACGATTCTTCTCAATTTCGGTTCATCGCGAGTTCCGGGCTTTCCTGCATGAATCAATAAATCGCCACCTGGTCGCGCTTCTACAACGAAAACGCAAACGCTTTCATCCGGGATCATACCTGCCGCTTTTGCAAAAAGCCTATAGGCTTCAACATATTCATTTGTCATATCTTTCATCTCCTGCAAATGTTCCCTGTATATATCGGCCAAAGCGACCACCCAGGACGTGGTTTCAGGTGTACATCCCTATCTTTGGCCGCGATGGTTGCTATTTATACAAATAAGAGGATTAAAAAGCATCCTCTAAGCGTATGCACTGGTCTTGGTATTTCGCAGAGTCATACTCGGCTTAGTACCGCTTGGTGCGGACTCGTGATAGAGCTTCACGGTAGCCTCATAGAAGTCGGTGCTGTCCTTGTAGTTCACATCCTCGATGACGTTGGTAGGGCTGACAACTTCGATCATCCTTTGATAGTGGGAGAAGCCATACCAGGTATCGTTCGCACCTGCACCGGACGATGCGCTGAAGGTCACTGTGACGCCATCCGAAAGCGTCTGAGCCGCGCCGGTAATAGTCACGCCCGTGGTCCATGTTCCGCCATCCTTTCTCCACTTGAATGTATCTGTTGCGGTTGCAACAACCTCATAATGCGCTGGAATATCCGCTAGGCCCGCTGTATATGCGCCACCCCAGGCAACCGTTATTGGCGTGCCCGCCGTGCCATAATTGGCCTGGTGGGCATAGCCCCATACGTATGATGTGGCCGCCTTTGTCTGGTTTCCAAACGACCTGCATCGGAACTTTGTGAGTGCCTGAACATCGGCCTGTTCGGTCGCGGACGGATCGGTATCGCCGCCTACCCGCCACCGTCTGAGTTCGTCTCCATCAATGTCTATGAAATCGATGTCTATGGTAAAATCGCGTTCGCCCTTTACCACGAGCTGGGGGGCGCTTGCGCCTGCTGGAACTGGGGCCTTGCCTGGTGCACCATACTTCGGATTCTCCTTGCTGGTTACTGTTATCTTCTTCCAGTAGTTTGATATGTTTGCCTGTGGGTTGCCATATTCGAGGATTGTCTGCGAAGGTGGAATAAGCTTTGGCTTATCGGTTGCCACGCTCACGTAGCTCGCTGATCCAAACGTCTCAGACTCTACCATGTCCGCACCAGTGACATCAAACGTGAACTCTATGCCTTTCTCCCTATCGATCTCCATTTTCATCTGATCGATTGTGCATAGTCTGATGGATTGCGGGTGCAAGGTATCATAGAGCCACATGGTAAATGACTTGATGGTATCGTTGGCCGTAAATACGTGATCATATGCATCAGAACTGCCAAGCTGAGATCCGGTAGTGTCGGTGCCAAATGTGGCAAGCAAAAGCTCTCCCAGGCCGTTATCCTCGATCAGCGCGGGCAGTGGGATGCTAACCTTGAATGTCTCTGGCTTCCTGGTAGACAGCACAGGATCACGATTTCCGGCCACACGTCGCTTATCAGTTGCTTTGGTGCTGGTCGGGGTGATCTTTCCACCTGCTATGATGTAGATAGACGGAGTGGTGCCCCTGATGCCGGTCGTCTCAAATTGCAAAGCTATTCTCTTGGTCGTTAGTGCCTGTGGGCCTTCAGCCATTTATCTCAGCCTCTTTTTTCTTTATTCTAATAAGTTTTGGCTCTGTCATGGAGTCCAAAAACTCTTTCACATTCACATAACCATACCGGGCGGCAAAATCCGAAGCCGTCCACCGAATGCCCGCGAAGTCCTCATACAGAGGCTCGCCGCCTTCGGGATAAATTACTGATATTGGTTTTATCATGGAAATCAACTGTCGATGTATCCTAAACTGCAAGTTGCTGTCATCTCAATCCAACTCGGAAAGGCCGGATCATTGACGGGTGTGAATCGCAGCCTGCCATTTCGCTTAGAAACCGAATAACTTATGCCGCCGATTGTGTTTGTGAGGGGCGACTTCATTCGCCTCATGATCTCAGCCGCCGCCCCCCACGCATATGTATCGCTATCGGCGACATGGATCAGGTCGAATTCGATAAGTTGGTCGTAATCGCTCAGGCCATGATATGCGCACCCCCCCAGGTCGTCTTCATTCAGATTTAATGTCCGCACTCCTAAGCAGCATTTGGTTGGGTTTTTGGTTGGGTCGAGATAATCATCAGCGGAAACTCTTTGAAATCCTGGTATTATGTTTCCATTGAATTTTGCAGCCAGCGCATCGTCTTCCAGGAAACATTGAACAACGAGCGCCACATAATTAGATGGATTGGACATTTGTAACCTCCGAAATCTATTTAACTAATTAGGATACTTAGTGATACATGGAAAAAGAAAATTATGTCCCGCCGATCGGGAATAAAGAAACCATTGAGCAACTTACGAAAACCATAAACGGCCTCCGAGATGGATTGATTCATGTTTCTGATATGAGAATCGATAACAGCTATGGTCGGGGAGAGTCGATGGTAAAGCGGGATGTGCATATCGAATATTATGAGATGACAAAATGACCCTGGTCCTAGCTGATCTAGAAGAAGATAACCATCAATACCTGACCGCCTACAAGCTCAAGAACGGCCATAGGACAATCCCCAAGGCTCTGAATGCCTGGATGAAAGAAACCATAAAGAAGGAGCAATTATTCAGGTGATCATGTCGCGTGCCCGGATTCCCGAAGATGGATCGCATTACACCGATGTGATTTTGCCCAAGAACCGGGAATATCACCGCATGAGGAATGCTCACAGGAGAGCATGGAAATTCTGGAATAAATGGGAAGTCATACTGACGATTCGGAGAAGATGACATGACACATATCACGTTGCCGACCGGCGAAAAGTGTGAAATCGAGACTTTCAAGATCACAATTCCAATGGGCGAACTTCTGGACAGCATTCCAGAAGAAGATGAATTGAACAAGTTGATCGAAACATACAACTCACTCAAGCCAAAGTTCTACGGCCTGCATAGGCTTTAGAACTTATATTTCGCCCGGCATCTGCGATTTGGGTCTTCAATGCAGTTTTTCGCCTTTTGCTTTCGGGGATGCTTTCTGAATTTCCACCGGCGTTTCTTTTTTTGGTTGCGAATCGGATTTGCGCGGGTTCGCGCCTGCCCAATTCCTGCCTTTTCCGGTGAAACTATAGTCCACTCGACATCTGCAATTGACCATCTGCGGGTATTGCTCCCCATCTGAGAACAATTCATCTATGCCCACCGTTTCGCCAGTCATGGCCAGGTGATCCTTTCGGGGATTCGGCCCGGTGCTATGCTGCCAGGTTTTGGTTACTGCTCCGACTTCTTTTGCTTCTAGGTATTCGCCTGCATTGATTGCTCTAAATTTCTCAGTCCTGAATATGGTTTTCATTCGATATGGAGAACATGAATATGACGCCCCGTATTTACGGGCAAAGGTTTTCTCATTCAAGCCAAAATGCGTCTGTATCTCTTGTTTCAATCGCTTCAAATCAGTTGCAGTGAGTCCTTTTACAAGCTTTAGGCCTTCTTCTTTGAAATATTTTTGCGCCACTGGATTCCAGTCAAATTCCGAAAACGGAATTCCAAGCTCCTTCGCGACTTGCCGCGCGCCCTGCTTCAACTCGATTAGGCTTTCCTCATTAATGACGATTTTGGCAATTTCCCAGTTCTTCTCGGCGCTCGCGGCCTTGATTTTGTTGTATAGCCGCCCGCCTTTGCCAAATCCAATCTTTTGCGCTATCTCCTCTTTCGCGACTTCTGACATCGATGGTGAAAAGTATCCTGCTTGCTTTAGCAACGTGGTCACATCAGGTGACCAATCTTGCAATAGCTTCATCACGGCATCTTCCGGTGTCATTACATGCCGCCCATCATTGCGAATTCGTCTACGTCGTCGCTAGATACGTTTTGCGTAACTGGTCGCCCTAGTAATCCTTGTGTGATTACTTTCTGGTAGATATCTGTTAGTTGCGGTTGCACTTTATGCCACCCAATCGCAATCGGATGATTGATACTCTCTTGCAATTCATAGTAGCGTTCTGCCCCGTTGCTACCAACTGTCATCTCGACTTTCAAATCTGATATCCTTGCCACGTGATAGTTAATCGATTTTTGCCAATGGGAGGTAACTATGTGGGGTGGTACTTCGGCCCTAATTACTTGTCTTGCAGTAATACCCATTTGCTTGGCGCAAACCATCTGCGCTTTCTGAATGTCTTCCAGCTTGCGTTTTACGCCTGCCTGTACCTCTCCCAGATTAATTAGCTGAATGCCTGACATGAAAACCTCATTAGCGCCTCGTAGGCAGCACTTCGCATAGGTGGTATATTTGTGTGCGATGGGTGGAATTGGGGCTTTAAAGAGCCTATTATTCTAGAGCGAAATCTATTTATTCTTAGAAAACGA